CCAAATATCCCCAAGACAAATGGTGTAATTCGGCTTCCAGTCTTTTTTGAATTGGGCGAACTTTCCCAGGCACTCCGGGTTGACCAGGTGTCCATGGGAGTCGGCGCAGACGAGGAATCGTTTGAATGCCATGTTTTTTTGATTAACGCGTCAGGCTAAGGCATAGCGAAAAACTTGGATTAAATGCGATTTGCTTTCTCAGCCACCCATCATCCCGGTCGGGCCGGGTGACTGCGGGGCGGTTGGGCCGGACGGGGATTTACCCTCGCCCGGTGGCTTTTCCTCGTTGTCCGCGCCATTCCCGCCTTGCTCTTCCGGGGTGCCGCCGGTGGCTTGCGCCACCTTGGCCATCGCGTTCTGCGTGATGATGCTTGGAAGGCCGGCGGCAATCGCGTCGGTCGGGTCCAGCCGGTCGTCCAGCCGCATGATGAGCTGCTTGACCAGCCAGTCCGGCTTGACGCCTGGCATCTGGAGGAGGAGCGGGGCGAGCCGCTCGATATTGGCGATCTCGGTGGCGCGGTTCGGGCGGCCGCTTGATCCGGCTTCCACTTCGAGGAGCAGTTCGTCCGCCACATCCTGCGGCGAGAGCGACGGCCAGACCGCGCCGGGACCAGCGATCTTCATCACCGTTTCCTGCGACATTTCGAGGAAGAACACCTGCCCGGCGGCGCGGGAAAGCTCGTTGAGCATGTCGTCGAGGTCATCGACGTTGGAGGCGATGGCCACGGTCCGGTTCTGCTCGGCGATGCTGTCGCCGGTGGCGGTCACGCCGCTTTGCGCCGAGCCAATGCTGGCGTCCGACTGCCCGACCACCCGCAGCAAATCCTCATACACCGGCGAGGTGTCGTAGAGCGCGGAGTCAATAGCGGGCATCCGAATCGGCTGGATCAGCTTCGACACGTCGCCGTTGGGCGGCAGCGCGTTGAGCGTGATGACCGCGTTGGCCGGGTGGTTGCGGAGCTTCTCGATGTCCTCCTCGTCGAGTTGGCCGGCGGCGACCGCGGTCTTCGGGCGGTTGGCGATCCGGTGCTGGCGCAACCCCTCGCGGCAGCGGTTGTATTCCTTCTGGAGCGGCTTGAGGAGATGCACGTCGCTGCGCGGGTAGATGCTGTCCTCGTTCTCGGTCTCGTTGAAAATCAGCGGGAACACCGGCCAAAACCGCTCGATGAACACGTCCGGCTGCTTCGGTTCGACCAGGAAGTCGGCGTAGCCTTCACAGACCGTGCAGGTCTGTCCGGTCGTCTTGTCCCAAATCACCCACACGCACTTGCCGTCCTTCGACTTGGCCGGGGCAGCACCGTCATCAGTCACCGCCGCCGCGATCCGCTCTTTCAAGCCGGGAATGCCGCTCTTGGAATCGAGGTCATAGCTCGTCGCGCTGCCCGCCGTGGACAGGTCGATGGCGTAAATCTCTTTGATCTCATCCACGGGGAGGATGTATTCCTCCGCGATCCACCGCGCTCCGGTGAAGGTCCGCAGGTGGCGGCACGCCGGGTCCACAATGACGCTGGTGGCCGGCGGGAAGTCAAAGCACAAGCCCTCGCGGGAGACTTGCTGCTCGCGCTGCTGGTAGTCGGCGAGCAGCAACCGCAGTTGCTCCACCTCCGCCCGGCCCTCATCGAGCTTGTCGTCCGCCACGTCGGCGAGAATCCGCTCCATCACCGAGATTTGCTCGGTCAGGCCGTTGATCCGCTCCACGTCGTCGGGGCTGCGCTCCAGCAGGCGGTTGAACCCGAGCTTGACGTAGCCGACGCCGGTTGTGCAGACACGGCGGACGAGCTGCTTCATCTGCACCTTGAACGGCGGGATCTGCTGGTTGAGCGTGTAATCGTAAATGATTTCCAGCGTTTTCGAGACCTTTTCGAGCATCGAGCGCCGCTGCACGCCCTGGGCGATGTCCTGGATCAAACCCATCATCTCCGGCGGCATACCCATCCCGGTCTGCTGCGCCATCTGCATGGCCATCTGGATGTTTTGCAGGGCGTCGGTGGTGCCGTCCCATTGCGTGAAATCCATCGTCCGCCGCTTCCGCACCACCACCTTCGGGTTCTTCGCGTAGAGCGCGGCGACCCGCTGGTTGATGTGCCGCTGGATGATGTTGGCGGTGTATTTGTCCGGGTCTTCCCGGCCGTCCCACTGCGCCCCGCCGAGGAACGCCTGGTCCTCCTTCATCCGCTTGAAATCCTTCTCCCAATGCTTCTTCGCGTTGGCCACCTTCCCCTGCCAGTGCTTGACCAGCGCGGCCCGCGACGGGTCCGGCGTCGGCGTCTCACGGGTCATCCCGCTCTTCACCGGCTCTGCTGAGGTTGCTTCGGCTTCGAGTGGCTCGGTTGTCGGTGGGTAGGTCATGGCTTCTGGTGGAAAATCTTGTCTGTCTGTCTGGTGAATGGCAATCTCAGAATCCCGCCGCCGCCTTGACGTTGGCGACCTGGCGGGCTTGCGCCTTCGAGCGGGCTTTTACCCAGCCGATGCTGCCAGTCGGGGCGGTGGCTTTCTTGCGGCTCGGTGCGGTGGCCGCACTCATCCGCCCCAGCCCCATCCCGATGTAGGCGATGGTGTCCACGAAGTCGTCGTGCTTGCCAGCCGGAAACGAGAGCATCTGCGCCCGTGCTGCCTCCCACCACGGCGCGAAGCCGGGGAACCGCACCTTGCCCATGCTCATCCGCCCACGGATCGACTGCGCCCGCGTCTGCTTGTCTTTCACCGGCACCACCTCGTCGATGGCGCAATAGACGCTCTCCTCCTGCATCCGCTTCCGTAGGAACGGCGCGATGGACTTGGAGATGTGGCCGCGCTCTGCCCACCAGATCAACGGCTTGTGGCGGGCCATCATGTCGAGCATCGCGTCCACCACATCGTCTGTCTGCGCCCTGCGCCACCAGACATCCGGCAACACCCATATCGTCCCTTGGTCGTCCACGCCCACCGGCAGGAGCACGGTGGGGTCGCGGTCCTGCGCCACCGAGACGGCGTGGTCGCTCGCGCAGTAGTAGCGGAGGTTGCGCGGCAACTCGTTGGGTTGGTAGGTGGTCATCCACTCGCGCTTGAAAAAGTCACCGTCCTCCGGGGCCGGCCGCCCTTGGTAGAGCGCGGAGAATCCCCGAGGATTCAGCCGTCGCTGGGAGTTGAGAAATTCCTTGGTGATCCGCTCCGGCCAGAGCGGTTCATCCTTGTCGCGGCCCATGATGTCGTCGTCCTCGGCCAGTGCAGGGAATGAGATGATCTTCCACTGCTTCGCCTCATCCGCGTTGTAGTGCTGGTTGCCAGGGTCGGTCAGGCGTCCCACCAGGTCATCCTCGTGCCAGCGGGTCATGATAATGACTACCCGCCCCATGCCGCCCATCAGACGGGTCATCGCAACGTCGGTGAACCAACTCCACAGCTTCTCGCGCATCGTCGCGCTGTCGGCGTCCTCGCGGTCCTTCACCGGATCGTCGATGAGAAGCACGTCCGCGCCACGGCCGGTGAGCGCACCGCCGGCACCAACGAACACTCCCAGCCCGCCCTGCTCGGTCTGCACCCGGTCTGAGGCCGCGCCACCTTTGCGGAGCGAGCACGACGGAAACACCTGTTGATACGCTGGTGTCTGCATGTAGGCCCGCACCTCGCGGCCGAAATCCTCCGCCATCGTCGCCGAGTAGGAGGCCACGATCATCTGCCGGTATGGATCGCGGCCCATGAACCAGGCAGGGAACGCCTTCGAGGCGATCTGCGACTTCCCGTGCCGGGGTGGCAGGGTGATGATGAGCCGGGGCATGTTCCCCTTGTCCACCTCCTCCAACGCCGCTGCAAGCACCTGGTGGTGCTTGGCGACGATGTAGCGCGAAAGCTGCACGTCGTCCGGGTCGGTTGGGTCCGGCATCATCAGCCGCACAAACTCGATCAACGAGTCGTGCGCCTTCTTCGCCGCCAGCAACCGGTGGGTCGCCTTGAGCTGCAATTCTGCAAGCTCCAGCGATGTCAGTTCCTTGCGCTTGGCTGGCATGACTTACGAGTTAGCCGAAAATGCCAATACAAAAGTTTGTGAAAGTCTTCGCCATATAATTGTATTGCTTTAGCTAAATGCTGGTTCACGGGGTAAGCTCCGTAAGTGTCAGTGTGCTTATGGTTCTAAATGTGTAATTGCTGTTATCAACATCAAACTCATCTCTATTGATGTATCCAGTTGCGGCACTGTAAACTTTCGCTTGGATTTTGTATGTTACGGTAGCTCCATTTCCGGGTGATGAATCAATAAAATCTATGACTCCCGGGACATTGCTGTGTGGGCCAGTATATCCAGTGTTTGATGTTGCTTGTAATCTTACCCCGGAAGCATCACCAACACCGATTACGGTAGAGTCACGCATGATTCTTATGCCGATTCCGTGATCACTCTTGTCGGTCGTAGTGTTGATAACTGCTTGAACCCGAACTTTACCAGATGCGCTTTGAACCGCCCTGGTTAATGTTGCAGACATGCCAGAAATATCTGTAAAACCAGAAAGAGCACCTGCAATTGTCTGAACATCAGTTTTGACAGCCTGAACAATTTGAATTGGAAAATTTGATGGAAGATTTGGAC